AGTTTGTCCTCATCAGCGGAAGGTGTAACGACTATCCCGTAAGGGAGTACGGCCAAGCGGCCGGAAGCGCACAGCCCCTCGTAAGAGGGTGAAGAGATAGTCTGCTCTGCATGGTGACATGCAGCAGCCCGAAAGGGCGGTCAAGGCGTAGCGAACCTTGGTGAACACATGGCCTTGAGAACAACCTGGTGATCACCCGGACGGTTAACCGTCAGTACGACGACAGCTTTGCTGTCCAAGGCGCAAAAATCGGCTCCACGCTGCGTATCCGTCTGCCGGACCGCGCACTGGTGACCGACGGTGCTGCGCTGCAAGTTCAAGACGACAACGAGCAGTTCACCACTCTGACTGTTTCGAGCCAGAAGCACATCGGCGTGAACTTCACGACCGCTGAGCTGACCATGCAGCTCGATGACTTCGCAGAGCGTGTGCTAAAGCCTCGTATCAGTCAGCTTGCTTCCAGCATCGACGCTGACGTTGCCAACAGCTTCAAGAGCATCTACCAGTCGGTTGGTACCCCAGGCACCACGCCCGGGACCAGCCTGGTGCTGCTGCAAGGCCAACAGAAGCTGAACGAAGCCGCTGCGGTCATGGCTCCCCGCTATGCCACCGTCAACCCGGCTGCAAACGCTGGCCTCGTCGAAGGCATGAAGGGTCTGTTCAACCCCACCAACACCATTAGCCGTCAGTTCAAGAATGGCCTGATGGGCGAGGGTGTGCTGGGTTTTGAAGAGATCAGCATGTCGCAGTCGATCAAGCAGCACACCACCGGCACCCGCACGGGTTCGCACACGGTGACCAGCGCTGTGACGGCTCAAGGCTCAACCACGATCCTGATCACGGGCACTGGCACGCAGACGATCAAGCAAGGTGACGTGTTCACCGTTGCTAACGTCTTTGCGGTCAACCCGCAGACTCGTGAGTCGACCGGCAGCCTGCAACAGTTCGTGGCCACTGCGGACGCAACCGCCACCGGCGGCGCGTACACGGTCAGCGTCAGCCCCGCGATGTACACCTCCGGCCATGCGCTTGCGACGATCGATGCGTTCCCGCAAGCCAGCGCTGTGGTGACCTTCTTGGGTAGCGCCAGCACTCAGTACCCGCAAAACCTGATCTATCACAAAGATGCGATCACGTTTGCGACCGCTGACCTGCTGATGCCGCAAGGCGTAGACATGGCCTCGCGCCAGGTTCACAACGGCATCTCGATGCGTATCGTTCGCCAGTACGATATCAATAACGATCGACTGCCTTGTCGCATCGATGTACTTTATGGCTACTCTGTTATCCGTCCGCAAATGGGCGTACGCCTCTGGGGCTAACGTCTAAACGCTTGACAGTACGGGACTAATGGGGATATACTGGCCTCCCTAACCAAGAGGCTAGTATGGACCCAAAAATCTGCTGTATTAAGGAATGCGAGAACGTTGTGTTGGCTTTAGGACTTTGCGACAAACACTGGAAGCGCAACCGTAAGTTTGGTTCGCCAATAGCTGTTGAGCGGCATTCGGGATCGTTTCGCGGCCTATCGGCTGAGACGCGGTTCTTTATGCAAGTCAAAAAGACCGACACGTGCTGGGAATGGATCGGCGCACGGGATACGCATGGCTACGGAGTGTTTAAAGGTGAAGTAGGCGGCGTGCTCTTTAAACGAGCGCACCGTTTTTCGCTTGCGTTCCACACCGGCGATTTGCTGATTGGAACGCAAGCGCTTCACTCTTGTGACAATCCTTGCTGTGTCAATCCCGCGCACCTCCGCGCTGGCACTTGCGCTGAGAATATGGCCGAGAAAGTTGCGAAAGGGCGTTCCCGCGCTCCTCGCGGCGCCGATCGGCCAAACGCTGTCTTAACGGACGAGCAAGCCGCAGCCATTCTCGCAGACCCACGTCCTTACGCTGCTATCGCCGCAGACTACGGTGTTGCCGCCGCTACCATCGGCAGCTTGAAGCAACGACATTCTTGGCGTCACATTGCCGGGGAAGTTGTGCGCCACAAGCGCGTTGGAAAGCAGGGTGAAACTTGTTATGCTGCAAAACTAACGGCAGAGGACGTGCTGGCGATTCGGGCTAGTTCCGAACCTGGAAAAGATTTGGCGTTGAAATACGGCGTGTCTCCGCAGTCCATTACGGACATTCGGAAACGCCGGTCTTGGTCACATATTTGAAAGGATTAAATCATGGCTCTTCCCAATGGTGCTGGTGGCTACCAAGTCGGTGATGGCAATCTGAACGAACCCATCCTTGGCTATCTGCCCGACCCCCTGACTGAAGCCGGCGTAACTACCGTTACGCTAACCGCCGCTGAAGTAACTGGCGGTATTTTGGTGGCTAACCCTGGTACGACCGCCACGACCTACACGATGCCCATCGTGGTGACGTCGGGCTCTACCACCGGCGTCAATGATCTGGTGTCCAGTGCTAAAGTTGGCAGCACCTTTAGCTGGGTGGTGGTCAACATCGGTACTTCAACTGGCGACATCACGCTGGCCGCTGGCACGGGTACGGGTTGGACGATTGTTGGCTCGCTGGCTATCAATGACGGTACTTCGGCCTCGTTTATCGCTCGTAAAACCAGCGACACGACTTGGACTCTGTACCGCGTCTAAGCTCAACCGGGGCTTCGGCCCCTGTTTTAAGGAGTCGCTAATGGCTAACAACAAGCCTGTTGGAGTTGCGTATTCCGACCCGGCGCTCACGGCGTTTTATCTCAACGCCCCAGTTACCAAAACTGCCAGTTTTGTTCTGGGCGATGAAGAAAACTTTGTGATCGCTAACGGATCTGCTGCTAACGTCACCGTGACGCTGCCCAGTGGTTCCGCTTACATCGGTCGGACTATCTTTGTTAAAAACTTGTCAGCTACTTACACCCTGATCTCGGCGTCGTCGAACGTCAAACCGCGTACGTCTAACACGGCTGCTGCCGCCATTCTGGCAGCGGCAGCAGGTGCATGGGCGATCTTGGTTTGCGAAGACGGCACGAATTGGGTTGTGATGGCCGGCAACTAACCTGGCGGGGGCTTCGGCCCCCGACTTTTATGCCCATCATCTATCTGCGTCACCCGCGCCACGGCGAGAAAGTTGCCATCTCTGATCTGGAAGCGGAGTATGATGAACAAAACGGCTGGACGCGCTATACTCTGGGCGCAGACCCTGACGGGGCCGTAGACAGCGTGCCGGACAATCAACTCGCACGCCGAGGTCGTCGTCGTAAGGAGACGGTCGATGGCAACTACAGCGGGTGACATCATTACGGGCGCACTGCGCCTGATTGGTGTAGTAGCGGAGGGCGAGTCGCCTTCGCCTGAGTCGGCAGCCGATGCGCTGTCGGCTATGAACCAGATGATCGAGTCGTGGAACACCGAGCGGTTGTCGGTTTTTGCGACAGAAGATCAAGTCTTTAGTTGGCCTGCGACTGAGATCAGCCGCACGCTTGGGCCAACCGGCAACTTTGTCGGCAACCGGCCTATTCTTGTTGATGACTCGTCATACTTCAGAGATCCGTCCACCGGCGTGTCGTATGGTCTGAAGCTCATCAACCAGCAGCAGTACAACGGGATTGCGTTGAAGACGGTGCGAAGCACCTACCCGCAGGTCATGTGGGTCAACATGACGTACCCTGACATTGAGATGTACATCTATCCAGTACCGACGCGGGTGTTGGAGTTTCATTTCGTGTCGGTGGAACAGTTGTCGCGGCCAGCCATTTTGGCCACAAATCTGACGTTCCCGCCAGGCTATCTGCGAGCGTTTCGGTACAACTTGGCCTGTGAGCTGGCGCCTGAGTTTGGCGTCGAGCCGTCCCGGCAAGTTTCTCGGATTGCCATGACGTCTAAGCGCAACCTGAAGCGCATCAACAACCCTGACGATCTGATGTCGATCCCGTACAGCATCGTTGGGAATCGTCAGCGCTACAATATCTACGCTGGCAATTTCTAATGAAATCGCCCATCCTCGGCGCAGCCTACGTTGCCCGCAGCACCAATGCTGCGGACAATCGGCTTATCAATCTCTACCCCGAGTCCACGCCCGACGGGGGCAAGACGGCGGCGTACCTTCAGCGCGTGCCTGGGATTCGACAAGTAATTAGTTTCATCCCTTCACAAACCGCAACTGTCCGGGGGCTGTGGGTTGCACGGGATATTTTGTACGCCGTAATTGGAAGCTCTCTTTACGCGTACAACTTTCAGTACAACAGCGCAGGTCAATTTGTTAGCAGCACATCTACGCTTATAAGCACAAACATATCCGGCACTGGCCCGGTCAGCATGGTAGATAACGGCTCGCAAATTTTTATCGCGACCAACCCAGACGGCTACATCTACAACATCAACACAACCGTGTTTGCCAAGATCGGCGATCCTGACTTCCCGGGCGCTGTCACAGTTGGCTATATCAACGGTTACTTTGTATTCAACGAGCCTAACAGCCAGCGCGTATGGGTGACGGAATTGTTTGATGGCAGCAGCATCGAACCGTTGTCGTTTGCGAGTGCTGAAGCCTCGCCGGACAACGTGGTGTCGCTGATTGTCGACCATAAAGAAATCTGGATCTTTGGCAACAACTCGACTGAGGTCTGGTACGACGCCGGCCAGCCTGACTATCCGCTTGCACCCATCCAAGGCGCGTTTTTAGAGACGGGTTGCGTAGCGCCATACTCTGTAGCCAAGATGGACAACAGCGTCTTTTGGCTGGGCTCAGACGCTCGTGGCTTTGGCATGGTATACCGCGCTCGCGGCTATCAGCCGCAGCGCATCTCGACCCATGCAATCGAATACGCCATACAGTCGTACGGCACGCTTTCTGATGCTTTTGGATACACATACCAGCAAGACGGGCACATGTTCTATGTGCTGACGTTCCCTTCAGCAGACGCAACTTGGGTATACGATGCGGCCACCAACATGTGGCATCAACGACAGCATGTAGATGGAGTGACAGGCCAAATGCGACGTCATTCTCCATCATGCGCAATTGCATGGAAAAACCGCGTATTTGTAGGTGACAGCTTCTCGCGGAACATTGGGCACTATGACTTTAGTATATTTGAAGAATTTGACTTTTCGCGGCGTCAACCGTGGCTACGCTCATGGCGTGCGTTGCCAACCAACGAAAACAACCTAAAGCGTACTGCTCAGCACAGTTTGCAGTTAGATTGCGAAGCAGCTACCTCTAACGTACCGCAGCCTAACCAACCTGCGCCTGGCGTGCAAGGCCCGCCGTGGGAGGTGCGCACGTCGGACGGAACGATATATAACGTAACCAATCCAGTGGTGTTGCGAAGTAACGGCACGCCTGTTGTATTTGTTAATTTACCGTTTAATCTTGGGCCTAGCGGGTCTATTTTTAATTTAGGTTTCCAGCTAAACGCCAGCTTGCGTTGGTCTGACGATGGCGGCCACACATGGTCAAACTTTCACACCACATCAATGGGCTTTCAAGGCCAGACCGCTAAGCGCGTTATCTGGCGACGTTTGGGCATGACGCAAAAGCTGCGGGATCGCGTTTATGAAGTAAGTGGATCGGGCGATGGTCGTGTGGCTATTATGGGCGCAGAGCTGATTGCGAGTGGCACCAATGCCTAATATCACGCGCATCCCCGCGCAACGTGTTCCGGTTATTGAAGGACCGGATAATGTCATGCAGCGCGAGTGGTATCGCTTCTTCAACAACTCGTTCACGCTGTTGGGGCTGGGGCAGAATCAGTTTACGTTGCAGGATTTGCAGGTCGGGCCGGCGGTCGACACGCCGCAGCTCATTACCACGCGGTACGGCTATTTCTACGACACCACTACGCAGACAGCAGCGTCAATCAACACCGCGTACGGCATGACGTTCAACTCGGTTGGCTTTAGCCGTGGCGTCACCATTGGTTCGCCGACGTCGCGCATCTACGTTGACCGGCCAGGCATCTTCAACATTGAGTTTTCAGCGCAGCTCGATAAAATCTCTGGTGGCACCGCGTTTATTTTTATCTGGCTGCGTGTTAACGGCGTAAATGTGCCCAACTCGGCATCCCAAGTCCGCATCCAAGGTAACAACGCTGAAATTGTGGCTGCGTGGAATTACCTTCACGAATTTAACGTTGGCGACTACTTTGAAATAATGTGGTCCACCGACGATACAAGCTGTCAAATACTTGCTGCGGCAGCTTCGGCGCCGGTTCCGGGCATCCCCTCGGTCATCTTGACCGTCACAAATAACATCTGAGGTCGCACATGGCAACCATTTCACCGACCCCAAAGCTGCAGTTTTTCGACGCTAACGGCAACCCGCTGTCGTATGGATTTCTGTACACCTACATGGCTGGCACAACACTCCCTGTGGTAACGTACACCACTGCGGCGCAGACGACGGTCAACACCAATCCGATTGTGCTGGACGCGCGCGGCGAAGCAAATGTCTGGCTAGTTGCGGGTTTTGCGTACAAATTTACGCTTTTGAACTCGTCTAGCGTCTTGCAATACACGGTCGACAATATTACCGCTGCGGGCACGATGTCTACGCAAAACGCCAACAGCGTCGCCATTACCGGCGGCACAATCAGCGGCGTCACGATTGCCGGCCCAATTACCGGCAACGTCACGGGCAACGTCACGGGCAACGTCACGGGCAACCTGACTGGCAACGTCACGGGCGGCGCCATCGTCGGTGAGTCGTACAACGGCGGTCAGCTAGCGGGGCTATCT